ACTCTCCTTCGTAGGGCGCTCCCTCCCTCCCGCCGACAGCTCAGCTGTCCGGCAAGCGCTTCTCCAACATCGGTCCGACATGTCCTCACCCTTCACCACGGACCCCGTCCATTTGGATGCGTGCCGAGCATTCGTGAGGCGGTGGGCGCGGGCCAAGTTGGTTAACCCCAAGCTTTGCTTGGAGCCTCCGGCTTGGCCCTCAGGGAGCTCATGTTACGAGAGGACGGCTAAACGTGGGGGGGCTTTGGCCCTCCTCACGGACGTCGTCTCCGATCATGAACCCCTGGTCTACCACCTCTCGGATGCCGTGGCGGTAGAGGTAGCGCAGGATATGGCGCTGCACAATTACGCTTTGCGTAAGTTGCGCGCCAATCCTGTGCCCACTCACCGCGTGGCTTGCATCACGGAACGGGGTCTGAAGACTCGTGTCGTGACAGTCGGACCAGCTTGGTGCCAAGTTCTGGGCCACAGTGTGCGCAAACACATTTTGCGCGGGCTACGAGCTACGGAAGGGGCCTATCAACCCCTAATCGGGGCCAAGGATGAAGATTTGTTCCGCCTCTTCGAGGGGTCGGTCGGAGACGTTCTCGTCTCGACCGACCTCACGAGGGCGTCGGATCTTCTCCCCCTGGACCTGGTTGGGGCCGTCGTTGATGGCCTCGAGTCCTCCGGAAAGTTTAGCGAGCTCGAAATCGAGATCTTGCGTTCCCTGACGGGACCGCAGAATCTAGAGTACCCGTCTCTCGACGGGTCGAAGCTCGTTAGCTCCCGGGGTATCCTCATGGGCCTCCCCACGACTTGGTGCGTCCTCTCGCTAATCCACCTTTATTGGATGGATGCTAGCAAGAAGGCCGCCCAGTCGTTATGTCGACGGACTCCCCGGATACGGTATGCCATCTGCGGTGATGACGCGCTCCTTTCTACTACTGTAGAAGGGGCGCGCTATTACCGCATTATGGTGTCCGAATGCGGAGGTGTTCCGTCGGTTGGGAAGCACTTTGAGTGTGACTCTGGGCCACTACGACGGGCGGTGTTCCTTGAACGTCTCTATGAATGGAAGCTCGGGTCAAACGGCCTTGAAACCGGCATTCGCTTTCCAGCGATACCGGTGAAAGGCCTGACCTCTCGCAACCTTCCTCGAGACTTCACGGAAGACCGTCTGGTGTCGTGTAGGTCGTTCGGGATCCGTCAGGTGTTGGTGGTCGACACGTTGTGTCAGACCCCAGCCCTAGTGGGTCCCGTTCGGGACTACATGATAAGGCGAGTCCCGTGGCTCCCTAGCTACGCGCGCGATGTGTTGGGTTTGATTGGGGGTTTCCCCCTCTCGGTTGGCGGGTTCATCCTTTCCCCCCGACCGAAGGACGTTAGTCCTTCGGTCGAAGTGCGGGATTCCGGACGGTCATTCTCGTTGGCAGTCAAGCGTGAGCTTGACCCTGCCTGGAGGATGGCCGTGGGATTCCAGCAAGGGGGGAGGGAACTCGCCATCCAGGAGGGTGAGTTGGTGGACCTTCCACTAAACCATCCGGTCGACAGTGTTCCTCCTCCCGGCTGGGTGGAGGTCACAGAAGACCAGAGGTTTATCAGGACGGTGTTACCAATTTATCGTCAAGTGTTAGGTTTCTCAGGCGGGCCGTCCCGGCGCACGTTGCACCTGAGGGCTGCGGACTTCGTCCGTTCCCTAAAGGCACTCCGTGACGTCGGTCGGGCCTCGCCCACGAACCTTCCAATTGACACCCCTCTCTTACCTAAGCGCATTTTGTGGCGCCTCCCTAATAGGGAGACTCCCGAACGTGGTCTAAGTTGGTATGATG